CGGGTTCTTTTTTGTTCCGCGGCCATTTTTGAGGTCGTGGTCTGCGAATCGGTCAATCAGTGCCCGCCGGATGGCGGCATCATTGGCGCGGCTGTTGTGGCAGATGTGCTGCTTCTCCTCGATGCGGCACAGCAGCCGTACTGGGCAGCAGGCGTTCAGGGCTTGGTAGAAACGGCCGATCCAGAGGACGGTATCGAACACCTCCCGGCCTACCGACATTCCGTAGGAGGCCACCATCTCGATGACCGCCCACCGCCAGCCCTGCTCCGTGGCAGAGGCCAGCTTCCGTAGCAGCTCGGCGTTGTCAACCTTGCCGAATTCCAGCGGGCGCAGGGTGTTGCGGTCGATAACGCAGTAGCCAGACTGGGCATTGCCGGGGTCAATGGCGATAATCGGGCAAGTGCTCACAGGTACGACCTCCCGAACTCCTGCCGGAACTTCTCCTCCGGCCACCCGTAATGCTCCATGGCCTTTCTCTGCGCCCACTTTTTCAAGCGGAGATCTTCGTCATGGTTGCGGTGGATGGCGTTCGGGCCGTTCTGGTGACACCACGGGCAGAGATTCGCCCACAGCCCCAAGCGCTTGCTCTTATCCCGGTAGGGGCCATAAAAGACCTCGTGCCGGGCCGTGTGGTATCGCCCGCAAATCAGGCAGGTGGGCTGCTGGTTGAGGATGCTGGGTGCATAGCCGTTGCTGTCCAGTTTGACTCCATATTCATTCAGTGCCATGCTGCACCTCCTTGTGCTTGCGGTAATACCAGCTCAGCGCCGACTTGCTGGCGTTGATGCCGCACTGGATGCATTTGGTTTTGCCGGGCTGCGCCGGCACTTTTCCACAGGCAACGCACAGGCCACGGGACTTGAGTTGCTCATACCGCTTCTGGGCGGAGGTTTTCTGTTTAGGTGTCCGCATCAGCGTCACCTCCTGCTGTGACAATCCAGACCCGGTGAGAACCCCAGCCAGACCAGCTCAGAGCCTCTGCATGGGTGTTTACCGCCACGTCCAGCTTGTTACCTACCACAGCACTCCCGGTGTCCTGAACGACCCGGAGACCTACACCCTCGATATAGATCACCGTGCCGTAGGGCAGGATGCTGGTGTCAGCTGCCACGGTCACGCCCGGCTGCGCCTTTGCGCCGCTGGATGTAATGCCGTGTCCCTCGCCGCAGATGTGGGCGTATTCCTCGGTGCAGTAGGCAGTGCAGCTGAATGACCCGGCGTATGTAAGTGTCAAATCAATCTGCGCTGCCAGTTCTGCGGTCAAGTTGTCAACCTCGGTCTGAAGCTGGCTGGCGTTTTCCTCTGCATCGATAGCCCGCATCTGCCAGTTCTGGAAGCGGCTGGCGTAGATGTCCCGCTCGATTTCCAACTCGTCCACTCGCCGGGAGTAGGCCGTGCTTGTGAGAATGCAGCCAACCATCGCACACGAAACGCACACGATCAGGCTGCGGAATGGTCTTTTCGACCTCATGTCGTGCCACCTCCAATCTGTGCCGGGGCTGCCCCGCCGGGCAGCGCCGGGGACTGCAAGCTCTCAACCGGGGCATCCTGCACAGCCCGGTCAAAGCCAGGACGAACGAACTGGCGCAGATCTGCTGTGCTCCGGCTGGAAAAAATGTCGCTCAAATCTTCCGGGGAGCCAGCCCACCGCTGTACTGCCACCGGGAGAGCCGCAAAGATTTCAGCATTGCGGCGCTTCAAATCATCGCGGTTCAGCTTGCCATCAAGCGTAATCAGGCCACCGATGTGCATATAGTAAAGGTTTGCTTCGATTTTCCGTGCGGCCACAGCAGCGTCGTTCCAGAGGTCGTTCGCCGTTGGACGCCCAATATCCTGAATCTTGCGGATTTCCGCACACCAGTCCACAAGGAGCTGGTTCTGATAGCGGCAGACCGTCAGCGCTTTTAAAAGAGCCGTCGAAACCACATCGTCCGGGATTTCTTTCAGTGCAGCGGCGTAGACTTCCGCTCGTGCTGTACGCTCATCGGTCGAGAGTTCCTTCCCGAAATACCGCTCAATGCGCAGCATTGAGCTTTTCAAACATTCAACTGTCATTTGAGCCTCCAAAAATAAAATCGTAGTCCTCGGCAGCGGAGCGTTTGGGCTGCTGACCCGCCGGGGGCTTGCGCCGCTCGTCACGGGACTGCACGTCACCAAGGGTTCTCACACCCTCGTTTTTCCATACTTTCAGGATGCCGTGGACGTAGGACCATTTGCGAACCCCGGCCAGAGCGGCCTTTTTGATGGCCAGCAAGATGAGGTCGTCCGTGAAAATCTCCCGCCAGCCCAGCAGGTCTTCCCGCGCTGCTGGTGGGAAACCTCCGAGATTGTCCTCGAAAGAGCGGATGATCTCAGCCAGCCCAGCATCGACGGTCGGACTACCGTTATCTCTTACTCTTTCTCTGTTCTCTATATCTTTCTCTTTATCTATCTCTATCTCTTTCTCTTTCTCTGTATGGACATTGTCCACATTGTTGTCCTCGTTGCTGTCTGCACACTTTGGGGGAAGTTGTCTGCGGCGGTTTTCACGCTGAAGGCGCTTCTGCGCGGAGTAGTCTGTTTCACTGCCGACAATGTTTGAGTAGTTGGCCAAAACGAGAACACCATCTTTGTCCTCATAAATTAGACCGATTTGCTTATAGACTTCCAAAGCAACACGGACAGTTGCCAACGAGAACCATTTGCATTCGCGCTGAATTTTTTCTACATCATAAGGAATAATCATATCCCCGATTTGGAAAGCCAGTCGGCCGCCAGTGTTGATGGTTTTGAGACAGAGCATTTGATAAAGGACAACATAGTTGGCACCATCGGGCTGCCCCATGAGGTAATCGATCATGTCCGACGACATAAACGAGTCCTTGAGCTTAATCCAGTAATACCGTTTTCCAGTTGCCATTATCAGCCCCCCTTAGAACGGCAGGTCGTCGCTGTCATCGATGACCGAGAAATCGTCAGGGTCGCCCTGCGAGTAGCTGGGCTGCTGCCCGCCGGGGGCACTCTGCTGCCATTGCTGCCGCTGGTTCTGGGTGGCGAAGCCCATCTGCTGCGGCTGCTGGTTCTGATAGGACGGCTGCTGGTAGGACTGCTGGTAGCCCGGAGGCGGTGCCTCGCCGCCATCATCAACCCGCTGCTCCGTCTTTGGGCCGCAGAAGTGAATTTTCTGCACCACGAACTCGGTGGCGGTGCGCTTCTGGCCGTTCCTGTCCTCATAAGACCGGGTCTGGCACTGGCACTCCACAATGGCCATGCTGCCCTTGTGAAAATACCTGTCAACAAATTCTGCCGTCTTGCGCCATGCCACGAAGTTCAGCCAGTCGGTAGCCCGCTGGCCATCCTGACCGACGTTGTCCCGGTCAACGGCCATGCGGAAACTGGCGACGGTGAGGCCGCTCTGAGTGGTCCGCATTTCAGGATCAGCAGCGAAACGCCCCTGAAATGTGCAATTATTCAGCATCAGTGTCGTCCTCCGTAATGTTCAGAATCGGGTGAACCGCATTCCGAACATCCTTCACAAAAGCGCCCAACTCGAAATCCTCACCGTTGAGGCTCTTGTGATAGATGATGTTCAACTCGGTTGCCGACTGAACCAGAAGCTTGTACTCTTCAACGGGAATCGTGATACTCCCGCTATTCGCAGTACACATATCCATATTTTCCTTTCCGGTCATTTTGACCATTCTTCCTTGTACCGGGCCAGCTGCTCCGGGGTATCCGTTTCGATGCCCAGGGCTTTGGCCTCCTCGATTGCACCGTCAATCAGGTGCGAAAACTCTTTTGTGTCCATTTGGCTTGTGTCTTTGTAAACCAAGTAGCATTGGAACAATTTTCCGTTTTCTTCCCGCGTGTCGAAGCAGCGGGTGTATCTGTAGATGCCGTGAACATCTACGCTGACCGGGAGCTTAAATCCCACGGTGCAGCCGTCCTTGTCCCTCGCAACCGTGCCGTAGGCCACGACCAACCGCTCCTTCACGAGATCGTCCGATTCACCGGTTTCGGCAGCAATCTTGTTGACCAGAACGTGGAAATAGGCGTTTGCGCTGCGGCTGCGCTTATTGCGGTGCTTCTTGATTTCAATGTCCAGCAGCGGCTCCTGATTCAGCTTGTCCCACAGGTTTCGGAAATCGGAATCAACTTCCAGCGTGATGCGCTGCTTGCGGTTCAGACTGAAACTTATGTCCACGAGCCGCCCGGTCATAAGGCTTTCCAGTGCTCCTTGAACTCGGCCATCAGCCCATAGGCATCCAGCCAGTCAAAGAAATCCGAAATGATGGGGCGAATATCCGGCGTTTCGTCCCGGCGGTAGCACTCCGTCCAGACATCCATGCCATTGCTGACAAGGTAGGAAAACTGCTGCGCCTCCGGGATGAGCAGCATATAGGTGGGGTGCTGAGTGCTGGAATAGAATTTCCCGCGCTCATAGCCCCTACTGAACTTGATGTCGTAGATGGTGCCAGCCTTGAGGGCATCGAGGCGGCCATACAGGACTACATCCATGCCGCGCACCTGAATGGTTTTGCGGGATTTAAACTGCAACTGTCCGCCCTTGATGATGGCGGCAATCTGCCCGGCGGCCCAGCTCCACGGATTATTGGGGTCATCGTGGCCGTTGACAATGGAGGTCACAAGGTTCTCAAAGTCAATGCCGTTCTGCATAGCCTCCGTCCGGGGCGTAGGCTCCCGACGCAGGACCAGCATGAACTCTGCCAGCGGGTCGCCCTCGGTGGTCAAATCCTCGTAGGGATTCTCCCGGATGAGGTGCAGCCACGAGGACAGCAGCGAGTGAGTAACAAGGTATGCAGCCATTACTGTGCCTCCTCTGCGGGCTTGTACTGGGCAGCGGCCGTATCAAAAGTCAGGCCGAGAGCGGCAATCTTAGCTTTCCACTGGGCATTCAGTTCCTGACGGGAAGTCAAGTGGTGCTGAAGAGCCTTGAACGGCGGCATGGCAGCGTTGGCGGTATCGGCATCCTTGATGCCAGCAATGATCTTGCTGCCCTCCTGCATGACCTGCTCGTAGGCTTCGTTCTCCTTGGCATTTGCAGCCACCTCCTCGGCGGCCTTGCTGTTGTACTCCTCAAACAGCTTGGTCAGGAAGTCGTTCGGGCTGCCGGGGCCGAGGGCGGGAATCTTATAGACACCGTGGATGCCGCGGGTGCCCTTGGCAAAATATTTCTCACAGTTGGAGAAACCAATGGTGCGGTCGTTGCCGTACATTTCCACGAAGCCGCCCAGATCCATAGGCTCCCACACATTGTTCTTGGTCTGACCCTCGACCTTGATGCGGAGACGGGTGTTATCGCCGTCCTTTTCCTCGGTGGCGTGGAAGACCACCACGATGTTCTTCTTCAGCTCGTAGAAGCAGTAGTCCATCAGCCGGACGAACTCGCGGCCAACAAAGCCATAGCCCTTGAGGGACAGACTGCCGTCCCGCTGACCATACTTGGGGTTCTGCTTGATAGCCCACAGGCCCATCAGGGTGATAAGCTTTCCGGCGGTATCGAACACCAGCGTCTCGAAGTCCTTGAGGTTCTCAGGCTTCAGGTCATTCAGAATCTCGTCATAGCTGCGGGGCTGGATGTACGGCATACGGTAGCGAGGTTCGATACGGTCAATGCCAAAGTCGCAGTCGATGTGCAGCGGGCGGGGTGCGGACAGGGCCAGCGTGGACTTGCCGATGCCGGGGTAGCCAGCAATGAGCATCCGAATCTTTTTTGCGCCGTCCTGAATGTCGTTGGGATTGCGAATCATAATGTTTACTCCTTTTCAGTTGATAGGCTTACTTGCGGAACATGACGTACTTGCCGGTGGTACGGTTGACCAGCTCCATGAAGTCCGGGCCATCCCGGACACAGAGGTACAGGCGGAAGTCCCAGCCCTGTGCGGAAAGGGCCTCTTTCTGCTTGCGGGTCAGCTTTTTGCCTCTTACTTTCAAAAAATCACCCCCTCCTCGGCCTTGTTGACAGCGATGTTCAGAGTGATGGTCTCCCGGCAGCGGAGGCCGAAGTTGCCGCCCGGGCCGAACATCTTGGTTTTCTCGAACTCCCTTGCGCTGTACACGCTGGAGCAGTTCAGGATATTGGGAATGCGGTCGGGATGCACTGCCCGGAATGCCTGACACGCCATCTGGTAGTTGGGTGCCCAAACCTCCGTCCACCCACCGCAGTACGGCTGGACATCATCGGAACCGTAGGTGAAGTAGAATTTTTCCAGATCCATCATTCGGCCTCGCTTTCGTTCTTGATGCTGATGCCGAGTGCAGAGAACAAGAGCATCAGGCCAACTTCATCTCCGTCATCCAGGCTCATAAAGTCGAGCTCCCCGGCCACAAAGCCCTCACGGAGAATCACAGCGGTGCCCACAATGGGCTGACCATGTTCCGGCGTACCGTAGAGAATGCTGGCAATGCTGTTGATGGCGTAGCCTTTCAGCAGTCCCTCATCATCAATCACCATGCACAGTCCTTCCGGCAGATACTTGGGATGAACCACCTCGATGCAACCGCCGACCTCTTTCTGGAGGTTGTCCAGCAGCGGTTCGCCGAAGTCCTTGAACTGCATCCGATTCTCAGTGTCAAATACCAATCCTTTCATAAAAATCACTCCTTTTCCGGGAAGCACTCGTTGACTTCCCATGCATCTGCGGCCTCTAAGCAGCGGTCGCAGCCAACGATTGTGCCATCATCGGTGCGGTAGATGGTATCGCACCTCTGGTGGCAGAGGGGGCACACAGGAGGCTCAGGGTAGCCAGCTTCTTCGTCAGTCGGATACAGCATCCAGCACCTCCCGGAGCTTGCGCCCCATCCAGCGGCCTACATCATCGAACATCCCCATGCTGTCCAGCCAGACAAACAGGGCTGCGATAACAGAGGTCACAGCAAACTGCGCCGCCGGGGCACGAGCTGCTGCCTGTTCGGCGGTGATGCCGTACACGATTATCAGAATCCGGGTCATTCCTTACACTCCCTTTCTTTGCGAGCCTTGCGGGCAGCCGTTTGGGCTTCCAGCTTCTCGCGGTTCCCGGGCTGGGCGATGAATTTTTTGAATCCCGCCAGCGTCACGCGGCCAAAGCTCTCACCGACTTCCGGGGGAATATCGGCCACGTTGATGTGAATTGTGGTGTCCATGTGGTCCTCCTGTTTTGAAGTAGGCAAGCAGTCTACTTACGGAGCAAAAAAAATCTGCTCCATTTCCTCCGTTCCGATGTGGAGCAACTCGCACAGACTTTTAATTTCAGGTGCGGTAAAATCGGTTTTATTCCGAATTTTGTTCAAAAATCCCTGATATGAAAGGCCAATGCGATTTGCAATATACTTCATCTTGTAGCCGGAGGCATCAATCTTTGCTTTGAGCAAAGTGGTATTGGTCACAGTAAGTTCACCTCGCTTTCCGTTCGGCGTAGACTGGTTGTCTACTGGGCGTATATTACCACCTCGTAGACCGAATGTCAACTATTTTTTTGAAAAATTTGAAAAAATGTTGACCTCATGCCTACGCCGTATTATAATTGCATCAGAAGAATTTAGGGGGATGCAAAACCATGACCATCGGACAAAGAGTGAAAATTCGACGTGAAGAATTGGGGATGTCCCAAGAAGAACTAGCAAAGAAAATCGGCTATAAGTCGAAATCATCTATCAATAAGATTGAGCTTGGCTTCCGTGTCCTCACGCAGTCTAAAATCAAGGCTATTGCTGATGCACTTGATACGACCCCGTCTTACATCATGGGATGGGATGAAGAAGCCAGCCGGAATGAGTGGGCTTCGAAATTCCGCGACAGCGTGATGCAGATTTTGAATAATGCAGATCCGGCCGACTTAGAGGCTGCGGGTATCAGCGTTCAGGAAATCGAAGAAGAACTGAGCGGCAGCGACTCTATTTCGTTGGTGACGGCCTGCGCCATTGCGGATGAGCTGGGCGAGTCGCTGGATTCTCTGCTGGGCCATACTCCCAAGGAAATGATAAAGGCCGCCCTCCAGCAGGAGGACGGCCAAACGGCTGAAATTATTGAGCTGCTTCTTGATTTACCGGCAGATCGGCAGCAGGAGGCGTTGAGCTATCTTCGTTACCTTTCAGGGCGTGCAGAAAAATAAGCAATCGCTCCTTATCAGCATCCGACAGTTTTTTGATTTTGGCAAAGATATCCGACCATTCGCTCGTAGTCATACGGCATGGCTCCTTTCTCAAATTTACTGTCGGCAGCAACTGAATTATATCAAATACGCACCCGCTTTTCAGGGATTCGTAGAATTATACCGAAAATCGGAAAAATATTGCGAATTTTGAAGAAGATAATCGTGAGGTGATGGTTGATGGCCCGAAAAAAGAATATTGCTGCGGGTCAGAATGCCGTCATTTATGCCCGCTATTCCTCCCACAACCAGCGAGAGGTCAGCATTGAGCAGCAGGTCAGAGAGTGCATGAAGCACGCTGCCGAGCTGGGGCTGCACGTCGTTGGAACTTATGAGGACAGGGCCATCAGCGGCAAGACCGATAAGCGGCCCAACTTCCAGCGAATGATGCGGGATGCTGAAAAAGGCAAATTTCAGGCGGTTGTGGCATGGAAGTCAAACCGCATTGGCCGCAATATGCTTCAGGCAATGGTCAACGAGGCCAAACTGGAAGACTGCGGCGTGAAGGTGTTCTACGCCGAGGAAGATTTTGACGATACAGCCGCCGGGCGTTTCGCATTGAGGAACATGATGAATGTGAATCAATTCTACAGCGAGAACATGGCGGAGGACATCACCCGGGGGCTGTATGATAACGCCAGCAAGTGCATGGCGAACGGTCGGCAGCCCTTGGGCTACAAGCGGGGTGAGGATGGCCGTGTGGTGCTGGATGAAGCGAATGCGGCCGTTGTGCGGGAAATATTCACCCGTGTGGCTGCTGGTGACCTGTTCGTGGACATTGCGCGAGATCTCAATGCCCAGGGCATCAAGACCAGCAAGGGAGCCAACTGGAACAAAGGCAGCTTCCAGAGTATTTGCCAGAACGAGCGGTACCGGGGCATCTACATATACGGGGATGTCCGGGTGGCCGATGGCATTCCACGCATAGTGAGTGACGATTTGTGGTACAGGGTACAGGAGGCCATGAGGATGAAAAAGAACCCAGTTGGAACCCGGCACCGTGTCGGGGCAGAAGATTATCTGCTGACCGGGAAACTGCGCTGCGGACACTGTGGCAGCTACATGACGGGCGTATCTGGAACCAGCCGAAATGGAGAGCTGCATTACTACTACACCTGCCAGAAACGGCGCACCGAGCACGCCTGTGACAAGAAGAACATCCGCCGGGATGTCATTGAACCGGCCGTAGCGCAAGCCATCAAAATGTACTGCCTGACCGACGATGTCATTGAATGGATGGCAGATCGGACGGTCGAATACTGGGAAAAGCACGACAATGACCTCCAGATCGAGGCGCTGGAGCAGCAGTTGGAGGAAAATAAAAAAGCCACCTCGAATATGCTGAAAGCCATCGAGATGGGGATTATCACAGAGGCCACCCGCACCCGGATGGTCGAGCTTGAGACTGAGCAATCCCGGCTGAGCGTCCAGCTGAATGCGGCCAAAGAGGATGTCGTGAAAATCGACCGGGAGCAAATCATCTCCTATCTGGAACTGCTGCAGCAGGGTGACATCCACGACCGGGATTTCCAGATGGAACTGTTCAAGAACTTCCTTGTGGCTGTCTATGTCTATGATGATAACCGCATGAAGCTGGTTTTCTCCTGCATGGGAGACCAGAACAGCGTTGAGATTCCCTTGGAGACCGGAGAAGACCCGCCGGATGGCGGGCTGTCACCGGATGCTAAAATGTTCGTTTTGACTCCTGATAGCTCCACCAGAAGGAAAAGCACCGCACGGAAACGTGTGGTGCTTTTTTGTTGTTGCCAAACGAGTGAGGGCTTAGCTCACCCAGGAGAGCGCCGTGCATGGACTGCAAGAGGGTCACCGTGATCAGAATCGGCCCGGTATTCTCCACCAGAAGGAAAAAGCACTACACAGAAACGTGCGGTGTTTTTTTGTTGTTGCCAAACGAGTGAGGGATTAGCTCACCCAGGAGAGCGCCGTGCATGGACTGCAAGAGGGTCACCGTGATCAGAATCGGCCCGGTATTCTCCACCAAAAAGCACTGTACTTCGTAGGAAGTATGGTGCTTTTCTTTTTATACAGACGCAGAAAAAGGCGGGAGCTTCCCACAAAAGGGAAAGCCACCGCCTTTGTTGATCATCGGATGAGCCAGCCGTAATCCTGTCTGCAATCTACCACATGATCCGCATAAACCGTATGATCTACGATCTGGAAGATAAGCAGATAGCGTTTTTCAAACAAGATAAATCGGTAAGCATTTTTAGGAATGTATTCGCCTTTGAGCCATGGGCAGCGCTGCGGCATCTGCTCCAGAGATTTTGCAGCCTTTTCAAATTCCACTGTAAGCCGCTCTGCTGCTGCAGGGCTGACCTGTGCCAGAAATGCGGCGTGGGACACCAGCATCTGAGCAGCCCGTGCTGACACGATCACGCGGTATTTATTTTGCTGCTCCATGTCCGGCGGCCTCCTTGATCGCACTGCGCATCATGGAAGTGACCTCGTCGATCGAATAGCCCTCGCTTCCACGCATCCGGTCCTCTTCCACGGAAAGCAGCTCTTCACGGAGCTTCAGCATTTTTTCACGGCGGTTGTAGGTTTCGATGTCCATGACGACCAAGTCACCCTCGCCGTTCTTGGTGAGAAAAATCGGCTCAGCGGTTTCTCTGCACAGATCGGCGATCTCGTTGTAGTTCTGACGAATCGCTGCAGATGGACGGATATTCATAAAAGCACCTCCTGCTCCTGAACGATCTATAATAGTAAAATTCTAATTATATTATATCCATATTGTGCAACGAAGTCAATGCGAACAGCTGTCACTTCGTTCTCCGGTTCCACCACTTTGCCAGCATTAGAATCATAGCAGCCACGAAAACACACAAAAATTTGCCGCAACCTGCGCGAAACGGGCTGTTTTGTGCGCGAATGGCAGACCACGGAAGGCGGAACTTGTGCTATAATATAAAAAAACAGGGAAGCAGAAGGAACAAGGGGGTGCAGCAATGAACCTGCAGACGGCGATCGTGGAAGACAGCAAGCCGGATGCCGAACGGTTGAAACAGCTGCTGAAAAAGGCATTTGAAAATGAGAACATATCCTGCAGCTGTTTTGCCAGCGGAGATGAATTTTTGCAGGCCGGCTGGCGCGAAGGGTATCAGGTGGTGTTTCTGGACATCTGCATGGAGGGCACCAATGGCATTGAGACGGCGCAGCGGCTGCGTGCGGCCGACCCGGACCTGCTGATCGTGTTTGTGACATCCTCGCCGGAGTACGTGTGGGATGCCTTTCCGGTACATCCATTCGATTATCTGCTCAAGCCTTATAAGGAAGAAAAGTTTGAGCAGCTGGCAGGGGAGCTGCGGCGGGTGCTGTGCCGCCAGCAGCCGGAGCTGGAGGTGCGCATTGCCCGGCAGATCGTGCGGCTGCCGCTGACCAAGATCTACTATGCTACGGCACAGAACCATTATGTGCGTGTGGTCACGGATGACGGCGAGTGCCGGGCCACGGCAAATTTTGCACAGGTGCAGGAACAGCTTCAGACCCAGCCGGAATTTCTGGTGTGCAACCGCGGCGTGATCATCAACATGTCCAAGGTGCTGCGGTTTGAGGGCGACTGCATTGAAATGCTGGATGGGACCCATCTGCCGGTGCGGCAGAAGGACAAAAACAGCCTGCTTGCCCAATTTACGCAGTACCAGTTCCGTGGTATGCAGCGGGAATTCTGA